TAAAAGTCTCGATTGCCGCGGCGACGGCGGCGATGGCGGTTTGCTGGGATGCGCCCGCGACCAGGGCCAGCGTTAGCGAAACATTCGCCGGCGTGACAACCGGCCCCTGCACCGCAAAGCTTGACCCGACCGGCCGCACCGCATCCACCGCAAGCTGCACCGTGCTTAAAAGCGTTGCCGGCGGCACGCCGGAACCGTCATCCACCGTGACCACGAAATGCCCCATCTGCACCGCGCCGGCCTGGTTGATGTTTTCGCTGATCACATAGCTCAACCCCTGCTGAACCCCGGCAATCGCGGCGCCGATGGCGGCATCCGTCGCTTTTGCGAGGCTGGCCAGATAATTGCCGAACCGCAATTTGAATGCCGCATCACTCTCCGCATCGATGCCACCGGTGAGGACCGCCGCATTGGTGACTGTATCGATACCGGCAAGTGCTGAGCCGACCACCGCAATCGCGCCCGGCTGCACATTGCCCGCGCTGCCGGCAAAGTTTGCGACAACCGGCACGTTGATGCTGGCCACACCAACCGCCAGATTATAGCCGCCGGCGCTAAAGGCGGGGTTTGTGGAATCCGCCGTCACCACAAAGGTTTGCGCATTTCCCGCGGTCGCAACCGCCGTGCCAACCGGAATAAAGGCGGCGACACTGGGCGTGAACCGCGCAAAAGTCACCTGGCCGGCCGCCGCCACGGCGGGCAAGCGGACAAATCCAAAATCCGCGCCGAAACTATCGCAATCCGCCCCGGTGCTGGTGGCAAGCCTGGTGGTTGCCAGCACTTGCACGATGAGCCATTGCAGCCAGAGCGCCAGCGAAGCGTTGGCTTCCAAAATGGCGCGCAACACGGAACCCGTTGTGAGGTCAAGAAGATTGCTTGCGGCACCTTGCACGGCAGCCGCCATTCCTTCCACCAGCGTGGAGAAATTTTGCAAAGATAGTTGCATGTTGCCCTAAACTGAAAAGGTAAGGAGATTGGTGGCTTGCGTCTGTGAATCCGAATACTGGATGGAGAGCGTTACCGTACCATCCACCGCTGCCGTGGCGCTGATCACCGGCGCCGGGCTGGCGGCGACCGCCGTTTCCTGCAGCATCTGCGTTCGCGCCACCGCGGCAATTGCCGCCGCCGCACCTGGCTGGCCGACAAACTGCGCAAGCCCGGCGCCATAAGTCAGCTGCCAGATGTAATCGCCGGCATTGGTGAGCAAACGGCGCAGCACGCGCTGCTGCGTTAGCACCGTTCCATCGGCGAGTGCGATATCTCCGGTCGGCCCCACCGAAAGATCACCACCCCAGAGGAGCGAAATATCCGCCATCACACAGTCACCGAGGGCAGGCCGGTCACGCCGCCTTGCGCGTCCGCATGGACATGCTCGTCATAAGCCTGGCGCAAGGCGGCCAGCGTGCCGTGCGCGCCGTTCTGGTCAGAAATATTGCCGGTAACGACAAGGTTGCCGATCAGGTTCACCGTACTTGCCTGCATGGCAATGGTTCCATCATTAAGCAGTTTTACAAAACTTCCGGACTGATGTTGCAGCCAAAACTCGCCGCCGGGTGCGCCGGGCGCCTTGTCCACCGCCGACCATACGCAGCCGATAATCACCCCATGCTCGGCATCCGCTTCCTGCGCCACCACAAGAACCTGGTCACCCGGTGTTAGCGGCGCTGCCAGGCCCCAGCCATTGCCCACCCAGGCCGAGAGTATCGGCAGCCAGCCGCTCAGCACATTTTCCGGCTGCAACAAAACCCGCCCCGCATAGGCCACGGGGTCAAAGCTGGAAACCAGCCCAAACCGCGCGACACCGGCCAGCCCATCCAGCCCGCCCGCGCGCGCTTTCACCGCATTCCAGAATTGATCCATGGTTGTGGCTTTCAGCCGGCCAGCGCATGGGCACGAATGGTTTCGACGAACCCGTTCCGCGTATCAATCGACCGGGTCATGGCGTCGATAATGTAGGTCTGGTCGAGCGCTGTGTTCGTGCCGCTCAACAAAACCGGGCGAGCCGGCGTTAAAGCAAGTTCCCCCGCAATTTCCGCCCGTAAAATCGTTGCATGTTGCTTCAAAACGGATAGGTGATTCGCGGCCAGATTGCTCGCCTGGCTGCTGGTGAGGTTCGGCCGGATCAACGTAGCGGTGCCACCCGTTGCGCTCCCGGCGGTTTGCGTCACCACGGATTTGTTGCGCGTGTTCCAGGATTTCACCGTGGCGCATGATGGTATGGCCGCCGCCACATCCAGGCTCAATGCAATGCAATTTTGCGGCGTCAGCAGCCACGGCGCGCCCGCCTGAAGCGGCCCGAAATTCAGCGTGGTTCCGGTAACGGACAGAATAAAATTCTCGGCCTGGGCAAGTGTGGTGAGCATGTTCCACTCGCTGCCCGTACGCGAATTCGCCGCAAGCGCGCTGCGCGCATGGTCCAGCTCGTAATACTGTCCCACCGCCGTTGTTGTTGCCGTCACATTCGGCGTCAGCCCGTGCCGTGCCGCGATGGCGGTGGCAATCTCGCTCGCCGTCTGGTTCGCAAAGGTTTCGGAGACTTGCGTATCAATCAACCGCGCAGAAAGATCGCGCCCCGCCAGTGTCGCGGTATTCGCCAGCAAATCCAGCCGGATGTTATCAATCTGCCCGGTCAGCACATTGACGTAACCCGCCGCGCTTACCGCCACGCCGATGGTTATGGTCTGCAGGCCCAATGAGATGAGATAGGCCGGATCGCCAAGCGCCACCGTAACCGTGAACCGGTCGGCGGCAAAATACGCAACCTGTTCAATCTCCAGCGAGATTGCGCCGTATAAAGGCGTGTCTCCAATCAACAGCTGCACTTGCGGCGTGTTAACCGGCAATGCCGCCTCCGGCATTCGGGTTTTTCTCTGGAATCACCAGCGTGTTCAAACCGGTCAGTACCGGGTCGCTCAGACCATTCGCCTGCGCAATGCGGACCCACTGCGTCGCGTCATTCAAATACACCGCGGCCAGGGCAAACAAATTGCCGCCCACCACCGTAATCGTCTGCGTGCTCATGCCAGTTCATTCTCAAGGTTTGTCGCGGCCCGGCTGACATAGCCGCTCATGCCGGTCAGGCCGGCGAGCTGCGCTGCATTCGCCGTCATCTGGTTCACCGCTGCAATGCCCGTCAGCGCATCCGGCGCCGTGTTCAGGGCCGCCACATTGCTGCTCAACGCACCGCCGGCGCCGGAAATGCCGGCCGCGATCTGCGTTTGCGCTGCCGCCAGTCCCGTTGCTGTCGTACTGCCAAGCACGCCGGCGAGCCCACTCAACCCAACCAGCGCACCGGCCGCCCTAAGGTCAGCGCTGATCAAACTTGCCGCCGGCGCCGCCAAGGATGCCAGCGCGGCGGCCGGGTCCGCCACCACCGCGCAGCGCAGCGCAAACGGAATCCACCAAGGTTTTGTGTACGCAGCAGCAAATTCCGCGATCACCACGGAATAGTAAAACCCATCCCACACCAGTGGAACCACTGCACCCAAGGCGCAGGCCGCATCCAGCGTCTGCGCCCGGGCGGATGCATCAGCCCCTGAAAAAATGCCGGAGAAAGAGATTTCCCCGGCATCATCGCCCAGCGCATCCACCACGCGGCCGCCGCCGATCAGCTCATGCACCGCCAGGCGCTGGCTGCCGCCGAAGCGGATTTGCTCCGGCACCTCAAAATCCTGAAACGGCACACCGCCCAGTGTTAGAATAATGTTGCTCATTTTGTCCTCAAGCGGGCAGTTGCAGGCCGGGCCAGGCGGGGGTTAGGCGCGGGTCGAAAGCTGTTGCGCCCGAAGGGGGTAACCGGGCTTGCCGGGTTAACAAGTCTTCCAAGGCGTTGCGGAGTTTCAGGGGGTCGAGTTTTTGCGCGGCTGAAATCTCCTGTTTCGAATGTTGGCGCGCACCCTGCTCACCAATGCCATCGTAATGTGCAATCATCTGCTCGCCCGAAGCTTCCGCCATGCCACGCCGGCCTATCGGTGCAATGCTCGGCAAGGCTTCACGCTCCAAAAAATGACTGTAATGCAGCAGTTCCGAATGTGTTTTGCCGATTGGAAAATTAGGCCCCAAAAAACCCGAAAAATGCGAGAGATAAGGGGCAAGCATGTTTGGGAGTGTTTCAGCATTGCTCATCTGAGATTGCAACACTGAAAGTCCGGGCTGTTTTCCGATGCCGCCATATGCAATCGTCTGGATCGCGCCACTGCTGAGGGCTTTTTCGCCGATCTGGTCAAA